CACCCGCTGGCCGCGCAGCACAGCACCGCCGTGGTGGTGCGCCTGCAAGACAGCCAGGCCGAACGCTTTGCCATCAACGGCGCCCCGGTCAACAACGTCACCACCATCGCCGTGGAGTGCTACGCCCGCAGCGCCACGCTGGACCCCGACGTCGCCGTGGACCAGCTGCTCAACGACGTGTACGCCAAGCTGGCCGCAGACACCACGCTGGGCGGCATTGCCGCCGACGTGTTCGCCACCGCCATCGCCTGGGAGTTTGACATGGACGCCGAGCGCACCGCCTGCGTCACCGTCACCTACCAGGTCCAGCACCGCACCGCCAACCTAACCATCGCCTAGCCCTGCGCGCCCGCCACCATGACCGCCACCCAAGCCAAGCCAAACCCAGCCCAGCCCACCAGCAACCCGCCCGGCGGCGGCTCGTGGACGTGGGACTTTGCCGGCCAGCGGTGGCAGCCCGTTGCGCCAGTGCCGCCCGCCGCCCAGGCGGCAGAACCCGACCCGAAGGAGTAAACCATGCCCCGCTACATCCGCAACACAGTCATCCTCGCCAAGGTCGAGACCACCATCGGCACCGACGCCGTGCCCACCGGCGGCGCAGACGCCGTTTTGGTCAGCGCCATGTCCATCAACCCGCTGGACGCGCAAAACGTCAACCGCGACCTGGTCCGCGGCTACTTTGGCGCGTCGGAGCAGCTCGTCGCCACCGCCAACGTCAAGTGCAGCTTCACGGTCGAGCTGGCCGGCGCAGCAGCCGCCGCCACCGCGCCGCAGTGGGGCGACCTGCTCATCGGCTGCGCCATGGCCGAGGCCCTGCTCACCACGCCCAACCGCGTGGAATACACGCCCATCAGCACCTCGCTCAAAACGCTCACCATCTACTACTACGACGACGGCGTGCTCCACAAGCTGCTGGGCTGCATGGGCAACGTCAAGCTCAACGCCAAAATCGGCGAGCGCCCCGTGCTCATGTTCGACTTCATCGGCCTGGACGGCGGCATCACCGCCGTGTCCAACGCCGCCGCCACCCTCAGCAGCTGGAAAACGCCGCCCACCATGGCCAAGGCCAACGTGGTCGACATCACCGTCGGCAGCACCTACAGCGCCGGCGCCATCAGCGGCGGCACCGTGTACCCCAGCACCGGCCTCACGCTGGACCTGGGCAACAGCGTGCAATACGTGCCCCTGCTCAGCAGCGAGCGCATCGACATCACCGACCGCGACACCATCGGCCACATGGAGCTGGACCTCACCGCCGCCAATGAAGTCAGCTTCATGGCCACCGTCAAGGCCAACACCACGCAAAGCCTGGCGCTCACCATCGGCCTCACCACCGGCAACAAAATCATCATCCACGCCCCGGCGGTGCAGCTCATCAACCCCAGCAAGCAGGAAGTGAGCGGCGCCCGCCTCATCGGCTACGACTTGCGCCTGGTGCCCACCGCTGCCGGCACCGGCAACGACGAGCTGCGCATCGCCAGCGTCTGAACCCGCCCCGCAAGCCCGCCATGTTCAAACGCGACCCCAACCCCACCTTCAAGGCCACCGTGGCCGTCACCGTGCCGGGGGCCGACAGCCTGCCCCTGGCGCTGGTGTTCCGCCACAAAACCGCCGCGCAGCTGCAGGACTTTCTGGCCAACGCCGCCGGCCGCACGGATGCCGACATGCTCGCCGACATGGTCGCCAGCGTAGACCCGGCCGCCAAGCGCGAGGGCGAGGCCGACGCCGACTTTCTGGCCGACGTGTGCAACGCCTACGCCGCTGCCAAAAGCGACATCCTGCGCACCTACCTGCGCGAACTGACCGAGTCGAAAGTAAAAAACTAACGGAGGCGGTCGACAGGCTGATCCACGGATGGACGGACACACAGCAAATCACATCCGCGTTGGCCGCCTTTGGACTGGAGCCCAGCCAGCCGCCCGAGCCCGACGTGCACGCCCTGTGGCCCGACAACTGGGCCGCCTTCAACGTGTTTCGCCGCATGCTCACGCAGCTCAACGTGGGCGGCATGGGCGGCGTGGTGGGCTTGCGCTACGAGGCCTTGCCCATCGTGCTGCGCGTGTGCCAGGTGCCGCGTGCCGATTTGCCCGACGTGATGGACTGCATCCAGCTCATGGAGCGCCACATGGTGCGCCTGCTCAACGAAAAGAAGTAAGCCATGGCTGACGCAAAAATTGTCATTGGTGCGGTCGACCAGACCCAGGCCGCCATCGCCAGCGCCCAGCGCAACCTGCAGGGCCTGGGCCAGCAGGTCAGCGGCCTGGGCCTGGCCTTTGGCGGGCTGGGCATTGCGCTCACCACCGCCTTCACCGGCGCCAGCCTGCACGGCGTGCTGCAGCTCATGGACCAGCTCGACGCCATGAGCGAGCGCACCGGCATCGCTGTAGAAAGCCTCAGCGCCATGCGCGTGGCCGCGCAGCTCAGCGACACCAGCATGGAGGCGCTGGCCGTCGGCCTCAAAAAGCTAAGCACCAACATGGCCGACGCCATGGGTGGCAGCAAGGAGGCCGCCGCCAAGTTTGCCGCCATGGGCATCACGCCAGAGCAACTGGCCAGCTACAAAACGGCAGACCAGCTTTTCGCAGCGCTGGCTGACAAATTCAAGGGTTACGACGACGGCATCAAGAAAAACGCACTGGCAACGGAAATCTTCGGCAAGCGCGGCGAAGAGATGATCGGCATGCTCAACCGGGGCAGCCAGGGCCTGGCCGACATGGCCGAAGAGGCCAAAAAGCTCGGCGTGGTGTTCGACGGCAGCCTGGCCAAGCAGGCCAGCGACTTCAACGACAACATCGAGCGCATCAAGCTCGCCGCCGAGGGCGCCAAAAACGGCCTGTTGGAGAGCCTGCTGCCCGCGCTGGTGCGCATCACCAACGAGCTCATCGAGGGCCGCAAGGCCTTCGGCGGCTGGCTCTCGTTTGCCAACGAGATGAGCCTCAAGCGCAACCCCTGGGACAACTGGGCCGACAGCGCCAAGAAGGCGCAGGAAGGCATCGACAGCGTCCAGAAGATGATCACCGCGCTCGAATCGCGCGAGATGAACCCCAAGACAGCCGGCGCCGGCAACCAAAGCCGCCTGCAGTCTGCCCGGGGCGAGCTGGCCGACCTGGTCAAGCGCCGCGACTACTTCAACAAGCTGGGCCTGGACAACCTCGCCACCGAATCCAACCGGCTGGAGTCCGCCTTCATTGGCGGCGTCAACGTCAAGCCCAACGCGCCCACGGTAAAAAAGGGCGGCGACCAGGCTGTTGAAGACCCGGGCATCCAGCTGCTGAACCGCCTCACGAAGGAATACGAAGGCCTCACTGTCTCCATAAGCGTGGCCGCGCAGGCTGAGCGTGAGTTGGCAGCGATCAAAAAAGACGTCACGCCAAAGCGCCAGCAGGAGATCCGCGACATGGCCCAGGCCATCGAGCTGCAAATGCGCGCCGCTGCCGCCGCCAAGCAGGTGGCAGACCTGGCCGTGGCCGAGCTGGAGGCCCGCGAAAAGCTCGAGACCGCCTACGACGCCGAACTTACCAGCCTGAACAAGCTGGCACGCGCAGAGCAGTTTGAGCTTTCCCTGCTCAACCGGCTGCCCGAGGTGGCGGCCAAAGCCCGCTTTGAGCGCGAACTGGCCAACCAGGAGCGCGAGGCCGAGGCCCGCCTGGTGGCGCTGGGCCTGCAGGCCGGCTGGGACGAAAACCGCATGCTGGCAGAGCGCGCCAAGATCGCCCGCGAGCTGGGCGACCGCCGCACCGCGTTTGACGCCATCCAGGGCGACGCCCGCGACAAGGCCTACAACCCCGCGCGCGGCATGCAAGAGGGCATCAAGGACTACATGCTGGAGATCAGCAAAACCGGCGACATCATGAAAAGCAACGTCGTCGGCGCCTTCAAAAGCATGGAAGACGCGCTGGTGGACTTTGTGAAGACCGGCAAGCTCGACTTCAAAAGCCTGGCCGACCAGATCGTCAGCGACATGATCCGCATGCAGATCCAGCAAAGCATCACCGGCCCGCTGGCCGCCGCCATGAAGGGCGGCGGCAGCACCAGCATCCTGGGCGGCCTGTTTGACGGCTTCAAGGGCCTGCTGGGCTTTCGCGCCAGCGGCGGCCCGGTGCAGGCCGGCATGCCCTACGTGGTGGGCGAAAAGCGGCCCGAGCTGTTTGTGCCAGACCAAAACGGCACCATCATGCCCAGCCTGGGCGGCGGCGGTGGCCAGGTGGTCAACGTCACGCAAAACTTCACCGTGGGCGACGTTGCCAGCATCAGCTACGTGCGCCGCGCGCTGGCTGGCTCGCAGGCCCAGCTGGTGAATGCACTGTCGCGCTCGCGGCAATATGGCGGGGCACTGGCATGACCGTCATCGCCCTGCCCAGCATCTTCAAGGTGGCGCGCTGCACCTTCACGCAAAGCGTCAACCAGCGCGTCAACGCCTCGCCCTTTGGCGGCAGTGAGCAGGCGGTCGACATGCTCAACGACCGCTGGCTGTGCAGCCTCGACGTGTGGCAAATGTCCCCCGCAGAGGCCGCCCAGCTCGAGGCCTTCATCGGCGC